GCAACATCTTCTAATAATGAGCTTAGTAGATGGTAACGTTTGGCAGGTTTATAAAATAAATAAGACTACTTTCACAGGAGAAAAAAATGAGTCGTACATTTAGTTTAAATCAATTAACAGAAGGAATTCGCGATCGTCACGTCGGTCAAGAGTCTTCTAGAATTCAAGAAAAGTGGACACGCACTGGTTTGTTGCGCGGTCTTCAAGAGCACAATCGTGAAAACATGGCACGCTTGTTAGAAAACCAAGCAGCTCAAGTTCTTCGCGAAGCAAATACATTAGGATCTAGCGGTGCTGATGCTGGTCGCGTTGATGGTTTTTCTAACATCGCATTCCCAATTGTACGCCGTGTATTCGGTGGTTTGGTTGCTAATGAATTAGTATCTATCCAGCCTATGTCTTTACCATCAGGTCTTTTGTTCTACTTAGATTACACTTACGGTGCAGACGTTGGTGGTGACGGAACTGGTGATGGTAACACAGATGCAACTTATGCTAGCACTTACAATAGAGGTGACTCTATCTATAACAACCCAGTTGGTTCTGCTATTCGTACAGGATCTGATGCAGTTGGTGGCCAATATGACCTTGTAGGTTCTGGTTTCTCAAAAGTTCATAAAACAGCTAAGCTTGATGCAGCAGGTGACGTTGCTTTTGTTGGTGCTTTTGGTGGCGCTGCTACAGCATCTGCAACTTCTTTGGCAGTTGCAACTACTAGTGGTTCTGATGGTAAGTTATTGCAATTTGATCCTCAATTGTCTAAAGAAATCAGCGAAGGAACAAACACATATACATTCTTAGTTGTATCAGCTTCTGTTCTTGTTGACGATGGTAACTCTTCTAACTTGTTAGATCCTACTCAAGTTAAGCAAATTTCTTTATACTCTAATACCACAACTACAAATGGATTTACTGTTCCTGGTTCTACTATCCAAGGTGGATCTAATATTCTTAACGTTCGTCGTTTGAATCAATTAGGAACTATGGCAGGTGCATTGAATGCAGTTACATTTACTCCTGATCCTCTTGTAGATGCAACAGCAACAAATGCTGGTGTACTTTTTGTTATGCAAGGTGATGGTACTGCTAGATTGGACAATACTACTAACACTGCTTTGACAGCTTCTTTCCCGATTGCTGATCGTGTTGCTGCAGCTAATAATAGCGGTCAAGGTTCAACTTTGGTTATTCCATCATTTGAGTCTGACTTTGCAACTTCACCATCTCCAGTTATTCCTGAGATCGATATCAAGATTGAGTCAATTGCAGTTACTGCAACAACTCGTAAATTGAGAGCTCGTTGGTCTCCAGAATTGGCACAAGATCTTAATGCATATCACTCAATGGATGCTGAAGTTGAATTGACTCAAATTCTTTCTGAGCAAATTGCATTAGAGATCGATCGTGAAATCTTGAATGACTTGTTGGTTGAAGCAAAAGGTGCTAACTTCTATTGGTCACGTGCACCTGGTAAGTTTGTTAACAAGCAAACTGGTGTGGCACAAAACTTGGCTTCTTCTTTGGCAACTGGACCACAATTCACTGGTACAGTTCGTGAATGGTATGAAACTTTGGTTGAAACCATTATCGATGTTGCTAACGAAATTCACAGAAAGACTCTTCGTGGTTCTGCTAACTTTATCGTGGTTTCACCTGAAGTTGCTACTATCTTCGAAGCTTCTGTATTGTATAAGCCTTCTATCAAAATTGATGGTCAAGGTCAAGCAGCAATCTCTGGTATTGGCGCTGAGGCAATTGGTTCTCTTTCTAACAGATTTACTGTTTACAAAGATCCTTATTTCCCACGCAACAAGATCCTTGTAGGTTACAAAGGTGGTTCTTACTTAGAGTCTGGATACGTCTACGCTCCATACGTACCATTAATCGTAACTCCAACGATCTTCGCACCAGAAGACTTTACACCAAGAAAAGGTGTAATGACTCGTTACGGAAAGAAAATGGTTCGCGCCGACTTCTACGGAACAGTTACTTGCTTGGATATGG